AAGAGGAAGATGAAGAAGACGATCTGCCTCCCGCCCGCGGTCGAAAGGCCACTTCGGGGGCATCCAAGGCAAAAAAGTCTACTCCGACCCGCCGTGGTAAGCCCGCGCCGGAGGGCGACGATGAGGACGACGAGGACGAGGACGAGGACGATGCTGAGACTACCAATAAGCGTAATCCTCGCCGCGTAACAATGCGTCGTACCCGATAACATGGGGCAGGGGGCGTGAGCCCCCTTTCTACCGTATGTCTTACATATCCAACGCTGTCTATATACCCGTAGATACTTTCGACAGTCTCGATCTGGAGAACGAGCTTCGGGTTAAGTATCGCCGCATGGGTGATGACACTACGCAAGAAGTAGAGCCGTGGCAGCGGGGGGAAGAGTACGTAGCTATACCTCGCAATTACGGTTTGAAATTGATTTCAAAGATTGGGGAGGACGTAGAGGACCGGATGTCGTACGGGTTCGTGCGTAAGTACCCAATCGAGGTCGTACACACCGGAGACTACGCCTACCAAGATGCGTTTGTACGTAAGATGCTCAAGGTGGCACAGAGTAAAACGGACTTCTTGATATCGGCGGCTACGGGCAAAGGCAAGACCGTAATGGCCCTATCCGTGATCCAGAAACTCGGCGTTACCGCAGTCGTGGTTGTAGACCAAGCCAACTTGATGGATCAGTGGCGCGAGCGAGCTAAAACGGTACTCGGCCTTAGCGATGACCAGATAGGGGTAGTCGTAGGGCCTAAGTGCGAGTACAAGGGTAAGTACATTGTTATTGCCATGATGCAGAGCCTAGTGCGTCGACGCTACTCAGATGCGTTCTACGACTACTTTGGGGTGGCCGTATTTGACGAAGCGCATACTGCGGGGGCTCCTACGTTCTCTCAAGCCCTTATGCAGTTCTCCGCGGCTGTCCGTTTTGGTGTATCCGCAACTATCGATAGGCGTGATGCGCTACAGAAGTTACTAGAGCTTAACTTAGGTGACGTGGAGGCAGAGCTTACAGATAAGCACGACACGTCGTATGTTTATTATCTAGAGTCGTATACGGTCTATTCGTGGTATGCGAATATCTCCCCTAAGACCGGTAGGATACTTTCGGAGGTGGCAGAAGATACGGACAGAAACTCACTGATAGCACGCGCGGCTAAGTGGTTGTACGAGTCAGGGCGAGACGTACTCCTACTCAGCGACAGGATAGACCAGCTAGAGACCTTGTATTACCTGTGTGCGGGGGAGGGCATACCGGTAGAGGACTTAGGCATCTATTGCGGCTACAGGACTGTTTGGCGATATCAGAAAGAGGCGAGTCCTAAGTCTCGTCCGGAGGGGTGGAGCAGGGCAGTAAAGTACACTCCGGTTGCACTATCCCCCACACAGAAAAAGATTTCCAAGAAAGACAAAGAAAAGGTGTTGGAGTCGTCTAGGGTAATCCTTGCTACCTACGGTATGTTTGCCAAAGGTGTGGATGTCCCTAGGTTGTCGGGCGGCATAGACTGCACACCAAGGTCAAGGGCAGAACAAGTACACGGTAGAGTACTGCGAGTAAAAGAGGGTAAGTTGGTGCCGATATGGGTAACCATTCGAGATATCAATTCTTACCGCATCGACTTTCAGTTCAGCCAGCGGGTGAGAGAATACGCCCGAAGTTCTGCGGAGATATATCAGTGGAGAATCGAAAAAGGGGTACGGAAGAAAAATCTACGCGACTTGGTGGAAGACGCACGGACGAACGTAGCGGAGTTAAAAAAGCTAAAGATCGTAACGCAGTTAGACGGGAACAATACGCTAACGACGTAGAGTACGCTGAAAGAATAAAACAGAGAGAGCGTGCTAACTATCGTAGCGAACACCCGAAAAGATCTTGCGTATTCGAGAGCGGGCTTTTAGTGGCCCCTATAACTAAGGAAGTGCGCCGCGGGGATGACCCTACACTGTTGTATGTCGGGGTATTCACCATGAAGCAAGCGGCAGAAGCTCTAGGTAAGACAATGCTAGGCTTCAAGCGGTGGGTTAAGGAAGGGCTAATACCTCCTCCAGTACTAGCGGACACGAACCGGGGGTACCTGCACTATAGCAGAGGTGAGATGGAGGCCATTCGAGTAGAGTTAGTCAGGCACGAGCAAGAGTTTTCGTATTTCACAACCAAGCACACGCACACCATACGCAGGGTGTGGGACGCTGTGCAGCGGTATAGGGCTACAGGAGTATAGAGATGGCTACGTCAAGAGTGCGTAGGGCGCGCACTACCGAGGTAGAGCGTGTGGAGGAGACTACGGTCAGCGTAACAGTTCAACCTTTCGGAAAGGAATCTACTCGCAAAGAGGAGACTATTGCTGTCCATAAGTTCGTCACAGAACCCGCATATGTGCGGGTATCCGCTGGGGTAACTAAATCGACAGGCGATTACGAGTCTCTACGCATCGACGTGTCGTACACCATACCTTGCTATAAAGAGCAGATCACGGACAAGTTCTATAAAGAGATATCGGATGAAGTAGCTAGCCGTCTGGACACAGAGATTAACGAGTATCTGGGTATTTCGGAAGAGGACTAAAAAACATGGCTAGGATTCGCACGACAAGAAACGTGTCCTCGATCCAGGAAGAGGAACTTAGTTCTACCCTCAGTACGATACGCAAGCGTTATGGAGACAATAGCGTGGCTCGGGCTAGCGCCGTAGTACAGCCCGACAGAATCCCTACAGGGATCTTCATACTGGATTTCTATACGCTAGGCGGGATACCGGCAAATCGAGCTAGCATGGTCGTCGGGGAGCGGCATGCAGGTAAGTCGCTGCTTGCGTACAAGACGATAGCTGGAGCGCAGAAGAAGTACCCAGACCAACAGCCGGCGTATATAGATGTAGAAGGTACGTTCGATCCTGTGTGGGCGGGTAAGATTGGCGTAGACCTTGATAACCTAGTACTGTTCCAACCCGAGACAGGTGAATCTGCCGTAGATGTCACGGATGCTTTCATAGGTACTAAGGAGGTTTCCTTGGTAGTTATCGACTCGATAGCCGCGCTAGTGCCTATGAAAGAGATCGACAGCAGCGCAGAGGATGCATTGGTTGGTGTGCAAGCGCGATTGGTTGGTGGGATGGTTCGTAAGGCTACTGCCAGTATGATCCGAGAACGGAAGCGAGACCATAATGTGTCCTTGCTATTCGTTAATCAGTTCAGGTCAAAGATCGGTGGGTTTGCCGGGTTTGGTGAGCCTCGTAGTATCCCTGGAGGTAAAGCTCTGGAGTTTTCTACCTCCCTGCAATTGATAATGAAGAACAAGGAGAATACAGGCAAGGATAGTGTGGGCAACGACACTATGGTTCTCAACGAACACAGTTTCACTATCACGAAGAACAAGCTTAACGGTGGGGGTAGGGCAGGGGAGTTCAGGCTGCTACGCCAAGACAACGAGGCTTTGGGCCTATCCGAAGGCGAAATTGACGACGCTGGTACGATGCTAGCCTTTGCCAAGAAATTTGGTGTATTCACCGGGGAAGGCAGCAAGGCCAAGAAGCTAGAGTTCTGGGGGCACGAACTTGAATTTCGAAAAGTAGACGATGCGATTGTGTACCTCTACGCGAATCGTGATGTTTATTGGGACCTCAGAAATTTCCTGATAGCATCTCAGGCCCAGGCCCTGAACATGCCCGAAGAGTTCGTAAATAGGTTTCTGGAATGAGTAGAGAATCGTTTATCAATCGTGACGAGCGTAAAGGCAACTCATCTTACAGGCGGTCACGTAAGCAAGAGAAAGAACTGGCTACTAGGCTAGGTGGTAAGAAAACACTTGCTTCCGGGAGTAAGAGCGAGAAAGGCGATGTACGGGTGCGCGGGGTCCTTCGTATAGAGGCTAAGACTACCAAGCATAAAAGTTTCTCCGTAACCCTAGAGATGATCCGGCAGATAGAGGAGGCGGCTCTGGGGAGTAACGAACTTCCGTGTATAGTGATAGAGTTCAACGACGGGGCAGGCAAGAAGGTAAAGGAGGTAGCAGTCGTACCTACATATATACTGGATGAGCTTGTCAATCCATGATTTGAAATTGAGTTCAATATGACCACCAGAAAACGGATAGTACGATCTGCTAGGGACGCGAAAGATGCGACCAAGCCCGCAACAAAAGGGCAGGTAGTCACTATATACCGGGCGGAGGACACGCCGGTTATGGATATGCTCAGCAGCATCCCTTCCCGCCCCAGTAAGTTCCGGGACGGGGAGCATATTCACGTATCCGATCTGATAAACAAATGCGTACGGCAGATCGCGCTAAGCAAGGAACTAGACTTGCCTATGCCTGCGCAAATCATAACAGCGTCGATGGGTCTTACGTTCGCCCAGGGCGAAGCCATACACGACTACATCAAAAGCATGATGTTGTCGAAGTACCGAAAGGATATGTATGGTATGTGGTCCTGCAAATGCGGGGAGACCAAGACCGACCAGCCTTCCTACTACGCAAAGGTAGTCGACTCTGTTTGCGAATCGTGCGGGGGCCCGCTAGATCGGTACGAAGAGCTTGTGCTTGAGCATCCTAGATGGCGCGTCCGCGGGTCTCCGGACATAGTGATGCGAGTAAGTTCTAAAGGGGTTTTGTACCCCATAGAGATCAAGTCGATAGCTCATGACCAGTGGAAGGTACTGACTCGTGCCAAGCCAGAGCACGTAATACAAGTGGTCTTTTATTGGTACTTACTTAAAGAGTTGGGCTATCCAGTATCCTCTGTGGTGTCTGTCGTATATGCGACCAAAGGGTTCGTGTTTAGCGGCACACCGTTTAAGGAGTTTGTATTGGACGCGGAGGCATCGCTTAAGTACATAGATGACTACATAGAGGATGCCAAAGCTCTAGCACGTTACTACAAGACAGGCGAACTTCCGCCGCGATGGAAATGCGCATCAAATAGTTGCCCCGACGCAAAGAAGTGCCACGTTGTTATGGAGTGCTTTCAATGATAGTCATGGGCATGGACCCTAGTCTCACCGGGTTCGGCGTAGCGTACCGTTTCGTTTCCGGTAGCGGTCAAGTTCTATGGGCTAGCAGGATATCTCCCCCTAACAAGATGCGCGGCGTAGCTCGGCTCGTATATATAGAGAACGCCGTGACAGGGTTTATCGAGCGGTATTCGCCTACCCTTGTCGCCTATGAAGACTATGCGTTTGCGGGAGGGCGAAAACGGGGAAGTAATACTATTTTCGGTATCGGGGAGCTAGGCGGGGTTATCAAAAAGTTGCTTTACTCCCGAGGGATTGCTATATTGGCGGTCCCCCCTACCAGCTTAAAGCTTTTCGCTACAGGCAGTGGCAGGGCAGAGAAAGAAGAGGTAGCGGAGTACGTATACAGAACCGAGGGAGTCAGGTTCAAGACTTCCGATCAAAGCGACGCAGCGGCGTTGCTGAAGATGGGGGAAGCGTACGCTAATAGTAGATTACTACCTCGCACTCGCGGCCATTACCAGCGAAAAGCCTTGGCCGGTTGCAGCATAGTAGTTTGAACACGATTTCAAAAACGGTGTAGGTTGCATTTTTCATCAATAGTAGTACTATGCAGCTATGCAAGATTCTTTGCATGGCGCGGTCACTAAACAGGAAGAGGAAGGTACATCAAATGGCAAAGAAAGCATTCAAGGTTGGTCAGGTGGTCAAGTTTCTCGGTTACAGCGAAGAGATCGCAGAAGCCGAGCAGGTTCTGACCGAAGGTGACGAATACACCATCGTCGAGGTGAACCCGGAAGAAGAGATGGTTGCTTTCGAGATCGACAATCCGGACTACAACCCGAAGAAAAAGGTTTCCGAGGACAACGCGAAGACTGTTGTCGTGGAGGTTTTCTTCGATGAAGTCGAGGCCGCAGAAGAGAAGGCCGCGGCCAAGGGTAAGGCTCCCGCCAAGGGCAAGGCCAAGGCGCAAGCCGAGGAAGCCGAAGAAGAGGAAGAGGAAGAGGAAGAAGAGGAAGAAGAGGAAGAAGAGGCACCCGCCAAGAAAGCTTCTTCCAAGAAGGCCCCTGCCAAGGCTCCCGCCAAGAAGGCTCCCGCCAAGGCGCAAGCCGAGGAAGAGGAAGAGGAAGAGGAAGAGGCTCCTGCCAAGAAGGCTCCTGCCAAGAAGGCTCCGGCCAAGGCAGCAACCAAGAGCAAGGCCCCTGCCAAGGCGGATACCAAGAAGGCTCCTGCCAAGTCCGCGGCCAAGAAGGCTCCGGCGAAAGAGGAGAAGCAGGAAGAGAGCGACGAGCTTGCCCCTCTCGAGAACGAGGACGAGGACATCGTCGCCCTGGTCGAGGGTGCCGAGAACATCCTTGAGCTTGCATCCGAGCTTGTCGAAGAAGGCGCGGAACTGGATTACCGTCTTGGCGGCGTCCTGTACCATGTCCGTCTGAGCAAGGAGTTCCAGAGCCTCGATGACCGCTACAAGGAGAACGGTGGCTTCGGCCTCTACGTCAAGGAACACCTGAACATCGAGTACCGCAAGGCGATGTACTTGATCGACATCTACTACAAGTTCAATATGTACGGCATTGCTGCCGACAAGGTGAAGGAGATTGGTTGGACGAAGGCAGCGAAGATCGCCGCAGTCATGACCGAGGAGAACGCCGAGGATCTGGTAGAACTCGCGGAAGGCAACACGGTCGCCGACCTACAGGACACGATCAAGGAGCAGTACGTCGCTGGCAAGGGCGAAGGCAAGGCCACTCGCAAGCGCGTCACCTTCAAGTTCCGCCTGTTCGAGGAGAACGCTACGGTAGTCACCGAGATCCTGGAAGAAGCGGCCCAGACGCTTGCTACCCAAGACCTCGCGGCTGTCTTCGAACACATCGTTACCGAGTGGGGCGCCGAATACCTCAACATCAAGCCGAAGAAGTCGGCCAAGGCAGCAGCCAAGGTCCCGGCCAAGGGTAAGACTGCTTCCAAGACCAAGAAGGTCGAGGAAGAAGAAGAGGAGTAACGCACTACCCCGCTAGGGGGTAAGCGGGGGCATAGTCATACGGCTATGCCCCCTTTTTTATTCCACTATCGTCTGGTGAGGTGCGCATGAGCGATGAAGCTAGCTGCTATGCGCGGGACTAGCAGACGGTGGTTTAGGCAGAAGCACATAGAGGTGAGTCGATGAAGCCAGTAGCGAAACGTCAGCGCAGGACGCGCAAAGCCGCGCCAGCTTCCCCCATGGATACCAAGATAAGTATGTCCTACATGGACATCAATACCTTGGCACCCTACGCCTACAACCCGCGAGACAATGCGGGGGCGATACAGTCAGTAGCTAATTCCATCCGTGCGTTCGGGTTCCTCGTACCGGTAGTAGTTGACGCCAACAACGTACTGGTAGCGGGGCATACACGCGTAGAGGCAGCTAAAACCCTGGGCCTATCGGAAGTACCGGTTATCAAAGCCGAGTTTCTTACAGAAGACCAGATCGACGCCTTCCGGATTATCGATAACAAGGTTGCCGAACTAGCTCGCTGGGACTTCGATCTGTTGGCTCCCGAACTAGGCAGGCTGAAAGGCTCGGGGATTGTCTTTACTGACTACGGTTTTGCACAGGAAGAGATAGATTGTCTTACCGACGCAGTAGCCGACGACTGCCTTAACACGGATAACCTTATCGATCAGGAGGCTCGGGACCGTGTGCGATAAGGTTATC